AGTTCATTTTATTGGTACAATATATTAAATTTGTCAAGAGAGGAAAAAGAAAAAGAGATGAAATTTTGTATTTTGTATACAAAATTATAGGCGGTTTTCAACCTTGTCAGCAACAACTTTGACTAGTTTTTCTTCCAAATTTTTAATACTTTTGTGACAAAAACTACATTCGTGGTCTTCGGGATGAAAATGTTTTGTACAAAAAGATAAACCACAGCGACATTCAATAAAATTAAACCGATTCTTTTTCTTACATCCTTTTTTTCCACATCTTTTTTTATCACTTTTTCCTACTTCAATAGCCATTTTTTTCAAATGTATTGTAAATTATTTTCTACTTTTTTAATTTCAATTTTGGTCCGAATCAAACTATCAGGGATCAAAGAAATACTATCTATACCTTCTTCTACCAAAAACTTAGCAAAATCTGGATAATCAGAAGGAGCTTGACCGCAAATACCAATTTTCTTTTCTGTTAATTTACAAGTATTTAAAATAATTCTAATCATTCTTTTTACAGCTTCATTTTGTTCTTCAAAAAGATGAGAAACTAAATCACTGTCTCTGTCTAAACCTAAAGTTAATTGTGTTAAATCGTTGCTTCCAATTGAAAATCCATCTACATATTTCGCAAATTCTACTCCTAGCATTACATTTGCCGGAATTTCACACATAAGATAAACTTGAAGATTATTTTCTCCTCTAACAAGACCAAAACTTTTCATAACTTCTTGTACTTTTTCTACTTCATCTATTGTTCTACAAAAAGGTAACATTACTATTATATTTTCAAATCCCATTTCTTCTCTTAAATATTTAATAGCTTTACATTCATATCCGAAAGCTTTTATAAAATTTGGATCATAATATCTACTACAACCTCTCCAGCCTATCATTGGATTTTCTTCATCTGGTTCAAAATATTTTCCTCCTAATAAACTTTTATATTCGTTAGACTTAAAATCTGAAAATCTAACAGTTACACTGTATGGGTGAAAAGCCGCTGCTATTTTTCCTATTCCTTGAATTAACTTTTTTATGTAATATTCTTCTCCTGACTTAAATCCTGTAATTAAATTTTCTACAGAACTCCAAAGTTCTTTATCTTCTATTTTTTTATCCTTAAAATAATCATAATGAATAAGAGCATTAGGATGAACTTTAATATAATTATTTATAATAAATTCTAGTCTTAATAAACCAACACCTTGATGAGGCAACATAGAATTTTTAAAAGCATGATCGGGATTTGCTATATTTAACATTAATTTTGTTTCTGTATCTTTAATTTCATCTAATTCTATTTCTTCTTTTTCATACTTTACTTCTCCTTCATAAACAAAACCTTTTTCTCCTTCGCAACAAGAAACTGTAACTTCTTGAAAATTCTTTAAAATTTCAGTACAATTTTTTGTTCCTACAATAGTAGGAATTCCAAACTCTCTTGCTATAATTGCTGCGTGACAAACTCTTCCTCCTTTATTTGTAATTATTCCTCCTGCCTTCTGCATTATATTTTCCCAGTCAGGTGTTGTAATATCTGTTACAAGAATATCTCCTTCTTCAAAACTATCTTCTCCTAAACTTCCGTCTCTTTCGTCAAGAGAATACATTATTTTTACTTTTCCTGATTTTACTTTATCTCCAACAGAAATACCTTCAACTAAAACATTTCTATTTTGGTCTTTAAGAATTTTATAGGTTGAATATATATTTTTATTTTTGTTAGAATAAATTGTTTCTGGTCTTGCTTGAAGAATAAATAGTTCGTTAGTGATTCCGTCAATAGCCCATTCTATATCTACAGGACACCATTTTTTATAAAATTCGCAATAATAATCTTCTATTTTTGTACACCATTCTCCTAGTTTTACCATATCTTCTTCTGTAATACAATATTCTTTTTTCTTTTCTTCGCTTACTTTTATTGTTATAACAGGTTGTTTTGGATTAGAATCATAAACCATTTTCTTTGTTTTGTTTCCTAGTTTTTTATCAAGAATAGAATCTAATCCTTTTTTTAAATTAGGTTTATAAAGAACAAATTCATCAGGAGTAATGCTTCCTCCTACAACCATTTCTCCGAGTCCCCAAGAACCATTTATGATAACCGCATCTTTAAACCCGCTATCTGGGTCTAAGGTAAAAGCTACTCCAGCACTAGCTAAATCAGATCTTACCATTTTTTGAATACAAACAGAAATACTAACTTTTTCATGCGGAAAATTAATTTTATTTCTATAAGAAATAGCTCTGTCTGTATAAAGAGAAGCAAAACAATTTTTAATAGAATCAATTACATTTTGTGAACCTCTAATATTTAAATAAGTTTCTTGTTGTCCAGCAAAAGAAGCATCTGGTAAATCTTCTGCCGTAGAAGAAGACCGAATAGCAACATCTGTAAATTCTTGAGAATTACCTTCTGCGTCTTTATAATTTTGGGATAGTTTACTATAATAATCTAAAATCTGTAATTCTAAATAATCTGGAAAAGTTCCATTTATAATTAAATTTCTAATCTTTATTCCTGACCTTTTTAAAGAAACATGATTACTATAATCTATCTCATTTAGAATATCTTCAATTTTTTTAGAAATTAAGTTATATTCTAAATAACTTTTAAAACCCTCGGTAGTAACTACATAACCATTAGGAATTTTAATTCCTAAACTAGAAATATTTTTAATCATTTCACCGAGAGAACCATTTTTTCCACCAACTCTAGAAATATCATTTATTCCAAAGTTTTCCAACCAATCTACAACTTTCATAATTTTAAATATAAAATTATTTAAAATTATGATTAAAACTTTTTTTAATACGGCAAAAAACTTAAAACTTTATATCTCCGAATCAAAAAGATTCTACTCTAATATAAAAAAATTAGAATCTGGAGAATGGCTTTATAATCACAGAGACTATACAAGCGTAGGTTTAACTAAAAATTCTTTACTTGAATTAAACGATTTAATTTATATTGATTTTACTGTTAATAAAGGAGATGTTGTAAAAAAAAACGAAGAAATGGTAACTATAGAAAGTGTAAAAACTGTAGAAACTATCAAAGCTCCTTATGACTGCGTTATTTTACAAATAAATGAATCTTTATCAGAACAAGGAGAAGCATTAGATTATTTAAACGAAGTTCCAGAAAATTTTGAAGATAGCTGGATTATAAGAATTGATAAAATTCCTTAATTCTAAATATTATTTATTTAGAATTTATGTCGCGTCCATATTGGAGTCTCCTGTGTGGTACTCATTTAGATAACAATTACAAATTGAAGTAACTGTAAGAGTTATCACATACCTTCTGGGATTTGTGTACATCGTGACAAAATTATCATTATGACTTACTGTAGAAGAAGCCACTTCTCTGACATCTCCAATAAGACCTCTGTCTTCAATATCTTTTCCCATTTCTTTATAGTATTTTGAAAGTCCGTGAAATTCCAGGAAACCTCTGTCTCCAAAATGTTTCTTAACAAGTTCTTTTACCGTTTCAAAAGTAGTCATTGTGAGATTTTTTTTATTTTTTATAATTCTTTTAAAAAATCATTTTTAGTAATTTGAGTATTTTTGTTTTAATCTTTCATAGAGATATTCTATCCAGTCTTTATCAAAATAGTATTCATCTTCCATTTTAATTTACGATAAAAACCAAAAATGATTTATATTTTAAAACAAATTTATCAAAAACATGAGTAAAAAAGTCAGAAATGAGAGAAACATTGAAGATTACAGTGGTAAAGATGAAATAACACACGCTTATGATATCCCTGATACTTTTATCGGTTCTTGTAAACCTCAAGACTTTGAAACTGATGTTTTAAATTTAGAAACTCTTAAATTTGAAAAAGAAAAGTTAAATATTCCAAATGGTGTTCAAAGAGTCTTTTTAGAAATTCTTTCTAATGCTGGTGATAATACTGATGCTTCCAGGAGAGCTAAAGTTGACCCAGGAGATATTAAAATTACTATGAACGAGAAAACTTGTCGAATTGAAAATGGAGGTTTACATATTCCTGTTAAGAAAATTTCACTTGTAAAAGACAAAGGTAACATTACTGTAAAAGATTTTAAAGAAGACTCAGAAGAATGGACCTGGCTTCCAGCTTTTATTTTCGGACAATTAAGATCTTCTAACAATTATGATAAAAATGTAAAACGTATGGGTTGCGGAAGAAACGGATTCGGTGGAAAATTAACAAATATATTTTCTAAAAGATTTGTTCTTGAAGTTTACGACCCAGACACTAAAATACATTTTAAAGCTACTTGGAAAGATAATATGTTCAAAGACGATCCTACTAGGAAACCAGAAATAGAAATTTTGGAATCACAAGATATCGAAAAAGGTCTTGTTGCGGTTGAATGGGACTTGGATTTTGAGAGATTTAAGATGAAAAAATATTCTAAATCAGACTTCAAACTCTTTGCGAGGTTTGCTGTTGATTTTTCTTTTACTTGTAAAATTAAAACATATTTTAATGGAACAGAACTGGATTTTAGAAATATCAAAGATTATTCTTCTTTGATTTGGACTGAAGAACAAATGGAAAATAGTATTATCAATTATGTTTGGGGAGAAGAAACACCTAAAAAAATTAAAAATTCAAAGATTAACACTCAGCATGAAACAATTAAAGAAGCTAAAAATCCAGAACATATTCCTGACTTAGAAATCTTAATTGTTGATACTCCTGATAACTCGCATAATGTTTCTTATGTAAACGGTCTTGTTACAGTTGAAGGAGGTGTTCATTTAGATGCCGCGCAAGATCAAATAATGAAATATATTTCTAGTTTTATGAATGCTGGAAAATCCAAAAGTAAGAAAGGTCTTATTACTTCTAAAAATATTAAACCTCATCTTTCTTTTATTGTTAATGCGAGACTTGTTGACCCTGAATATACTTCTCAAACAAAGACAAAATTGGCTTCTCCGTCAGTTTCTGTAAATTATTCTGAAAAAATTCTAAAAGAATTAGAATACTGGAATGTAATTAATCGTCTCAGTGCTGAAATAGACGCTATGGCAGCTGGAAGAGCAGTTAAAAACGATGGTACTAAAAGAAAACATATCCCGATGGACAAAGGCGAAGACGCAAATCTAGCAGGAACTAAAAGTTCTCTTCAATGTAAACTTTTCCTTGTAGAAGGTCTTTCAGCCGCAAATTATCCGCAAAAAAGAATTTGTATGCTTGACGGAGGTAAAGATTTATATGGTTATATGCCATTAAAAGGTAAATTTATGAATATCACCAAAGCTAAACCAAACCAATATGCGGATAATACAGTTGTTGCCTCTATCAAACAAGTTTTAGGTTTAAAAGAAGATGTGGATTACGAAGATTATGAAAATATCAAAACTTTAAGATATGGTTTTATCATTTTAACTGTAGACGCAGATGATGACGGAATGCATATTCTTTGTCATGTTCTAAACTTTTTCCGAGAAAAATTTCCAGGTATCATCAAACGTAATATGATTGGTTATTTAAGAACTCCGGTTATTAAAGTTATGAGAGGAGATAAAATCTCAAAAAGATTTTTCACAGTTCCTTCTTTTGAAGCTTGGAAAGAGAAAAATTCTCTCAAAGGATTAACAGTCAGATATTTTAAAGGTTTAGGAACTTCTAACGATGATGATATTAAAGATGATATGACAACTGCTCCAACAATTATCTGTTTTTATGATTCTAAATGTGTGGATAATTTTGATTTGGCCTTCCATGAAGATAATGCCGATAAGAGAAAAGATTGGATTGAAAAATGGAGAACTGTTACTCAGTGCGATGATATTATCTCAGTCGATATTAACAGTATTAGAAAAACTGAAGATAAATTAATTCAAGCACAAGATATCAGTCAGTTTATTAACCGTGAACTAATCGGTTATTCTGTAGCTTCTCTTTTTAGAGCTATTCCTTCACAGTACGATCATTTAAAAGATTCTCAACGTAAAGCTCTCTATTCAGCTCTTACATTTTTCCACTATGATCCAAAGAAAGGAAAATCTATAAAAGTTGGAAGATTTTCTAATAAAGCCGCAGATATGACTCAATATCATCACGGTGAAAAATCTTTAATTGACACTTTTATTAAGATGGCTCAAGATTTTATTGGATCTAACAACGTCGGATATTTTAAGAAAGATGGACAATTTGGAACAAGAGCCGATGGCGGTGAAAATGCCGCAGATGCCAGGTATTCTGAAACTCACTTAGCTTGGTGGCTTCCTTTAGTTTACCAAAAAGAATCTGTTGAACTGATTAAGAAACGTGTTACTGATGACGAAGAATGTGAACCTCTTTGGCTTCCAGGAGTTATCCCAATGGGCATTGTTAACGGAATGACAGGAATTGCTACAGCTTTTTCTACATCTTCACCTTGTCACAATCCTTTAGATGTGACAAATTGGTATATTGACAAATGTAAGGGAAAATCTCCAAAACCAATTCTTCCTTGGTATAACGGTTTTACAGGTAAGTCGAGTATTATTAACCGTGATAAAAAAGAAACACCTTCGGGTTTAAAAGAAGAATTTCTCCCAGGTGACATTGATCCAAATAGACCGATAACTTCACCTAAAAGATTTCATAAAGTAGAAGATGAAGATCTGGATGATATGGATGAAGAAAATAAAGCTATTCTTGAACATTGTAAACACGCAAGACTCACATTAAAAACTTTTGGTAAATATGAGATTATAGGAATCCATAAAAATAACGGGCCTATAATTAAAGTTACAGAACTTCCAATAAAAACATGGATCCATAAATATAGAAAATGGCTCGAATATTTAATTCACGGAAAACATAAAGTTAAACCAATTTACGATTTTAAAGATCATTCTACAACTGAAAAAGTTGACTTTGAAATTCACTGGAATAACAGTTATAAAACTCCAAATCATATGACTCTTAAACTTACAAGAAGCTTCGGAATTTCTAATATTACTTTAATTGACCATGAAGGATTTCCATCCAGGTACAACACTGTTCAAGAAGTAATGGAAAGATATTATGAACACATGATTTCTCATTATAAAGATGTTCAAAATAACCGTATAAAGCTTGAAGAAGAAAGACTTGTGGATATTACTTATAAGATGAAATTTATCATTCATGTCTTAAAGAAAGATATTGAAATCATTAAAGTAAGAGAAGAAATAATCGAAGAAAAAATGAAAGAATTCGAAATCCCTTTTGAGTATTACGAAAAATCTAAAGGTAGAGATTTCTCCATAGAGTCTGTTGAAAAATACAAAGTTCAGAGCGGTGAAGCACAAGCGAGACTTGATATCGCAAAAAATACTTCTCCAGAAGAAATCTGGATTAATAAATTAGAAACTCTCAAAAAAGAATTCTCTAAAAGATTAACTAAAGGAGTTTTCAATATGAAAAAGTGATTATATTAACTTTAATAAAATAATAATTTTATTAAAAATGGAAGCTATCGCTGAATTTAAAGGAAATATAGAAGGTTGTGTAAAATTTTCACAAAAAGACATTAATGATGTGGTAAGAGTAGAAGTAAAAATTAATGGATTAGAAGATGGATTTCATGGATTCCATATCCATGAAAAAAAGATTGAAGATTTTGACCTTTCTGTAGAAGAGTGCTGTAAAAAATTAGGAGGTCATTTTAATGTTGGCGAAAAATGGTCTTTAGAAAATCAGAACGGTACTAAGCACGGGCCTGGCGGTCATAACGGAGATTTATGTAATAATATTTATGTAAAAAATAATTATGTAGAAAAATATTTTAACTGTAATAACATTTCTCTTTTCGAAGAAAAAGAGGAATATATTATCGGAAGAAGTATTATTATCCATGAAGATAAAGACGATTGTGGATTAATAGATTATGATGATGAAAACAAGAATATAGAAAGATTTATTACAGGTAATGCTGGAAAAAGGATTGCTTGTAGTAATATTTTAAAAATTGAATTATAATTTATATAAAAAATGGTGGGAGATTTTCAATTATTAAATAAAATTTTAAGATTTTCTATAATTAATATATTACTTGTTCCTATTTATATCTTTGCGACAGAATCTAAAAGAAGTCAACCCGAGCTCTTAGCTATCGCGATTCTTTCTATCTTTGTAGTTTTTACAACTTATTTTTGGTGGGAAAGAGTTCAAAATAAACCTAATATTTGGAAGTATTTAGATAGAGGAACTGCTGCTTCTATCGCAATTCTTACCCTTTATTATGGAAACAATACTGCGAGAGGATTTGTAGCTTTAGGAATTCTTTTCTTTTTCATGGGTATGACCGATACTTTTAAAGAAAGCGATAGTTATTTAAATCATATTGCTTTTAGATATTTTGTAGGATTAGGAATAATTATTTATGTCACAGACCAACCTTATGAGAAAATTTTTGTCGGAGTTTCTACTCTGTTTTTATTATTTGGACTTTATCAAGCTGTTAAAGGGATAACTTATAGTTGTAGAGAATCTATTGTATTTTAAAAATATTATAATTGTTATAAAAAAATTATAATATTTTAACAGGTCTAATTGTTTTAACGCTTCCAATAAAAAAAGAAACAATCTTTTTTGTTATCCCACTTGACAAAACAATACATGTTTCTTCTAATTTCTTTTCTACTAATTCTTTATTTTCATCAAAAACAACTTTTAACTTTTTCATAGAAGCGATAGAAACACTTCCTTCAGTCGCATCAAAAATAAACCTAGATCTTTTGTATGTATTCAAGCTATCTAAGATTTTATTTTTTACTTCATCAATATTAGAATTATCATTTACTTTCATATATACATCTTGAATCATTTTTATATATTTATCTTTTATTCTTTCTTTCTTTTTATTTTTATATATTCTTTTTCGCTTACCATCAAACCATCAGGAATAAGAAGAAAAACAATTAGGAATGGAATAATAATTATAAAAAACCAACCTAGCGGGAGAAATAATATTAGTAAAATTAAGAAAAAGAAAAATAATAATGAAGAATACATTTTTTTATTATAGAAAAAAATGAACTTGGTTAAAAAAATACAAGCGATAAATTTAGAAAAAGCAAATCTTTACGCTTTTTTATTACATTTTTTAAGTGCTTTAGGATTAGCTATATATTTCGGAGTAAAAACAGGAGATATTCAATTTAATACTAAACTTTATGGTTATGACATAATAAATTATGACGAAGATACTTTTGAGTTAACTTTTTCAGAAGACCCTAACAATTTTAAAGTTCCAGGTGTTGCCCTAAAAATTTTAGTAGTATTAATATTTTTTATTACCGCTATGTTTCATATTTTTTACTATAAAAATAAGACTTTTTATCTTTCCGAAATTTATAATGGAAGAAATAGAATTAGATGGTTAGAGTATGGGATTACTTCTACATTAATGATTTTTGTTCTTTGTGTGATTTCAGGAGTAAAGCAATATTTTGCCGTTCTTTTAATTTGTTTTCTTAATATTTGTATGATATCATTTGGTTACTTTTTAGAAATGAGTGAAAAGTTAGAAGTTAAAATAGTTTGTTTAGTTTTGGGATTTTTTGCCTTAACAGGTATTTTTGGAGTTCTTTTTGGAAACTTTTTTCCTAATTTAGACGCAGCTAAACGAGATAATTATGATATCCCGGATTGGGTAAAAGGAGTTTTAGCCCCGATGATTTTATGGTGGATAAGTTTTGGTGTTGTCGCCGTTTTAAATACAAGAGCTTTTGGTAAAAAGAATTATGATTTTATGAGATACGAAAGATATTATATTATTCTTTCTTACTTAAGCAAAGCTTTCATGGGTTATTATCTTGCCTTCGGGTTAACAAGAAAGAAAGCAGAAAAGAGTTAATATTTTCTTAAAAATGATTTTTTAAAAAAAATGTAATATAATACAACCCGCTTTTGATATACTAAAGGCGAAAAAGAATCTCCCGAGAATCTCAATCATGTCTACCCCGTCAAACGAGCAAGGAGAGTCTTCTCCATCTTCTTCTACTCCTTTTCCGCTTTCTCCTCAAGAGTTACGATCTCTTTTCGAGATGTACAGCAAAAAGAAGAAGTCGAAGCCTAAGCCTCGGGTTTCTAAAATCCAAGGTTACAAGGCAGGGAAGAACTGGAAGTTGAAGCCGAGGCCCCGGAGCTCCGGGACCACCCCTACAGCCAAGAAAGAAGCGTTGATATGCGCAGGCGCATTGTAGCCTGCGCATACCAACCTAGCTCTCACTCTCTCTCACTCAAAAAACAATATAATTAAAAATATAGTATTGTTTTTCTATAATATAAATTACTATAAAAATGAAATTACATGTAATTAATTTAAAACACAGAATAGATAGATTAGATAGAGTTACAAAAGAATGTGAAAAAGAAGGAGTAGAATTTATGAGAATTGATGCGATAAAAGAATCAGGAAAAGGAGGACCTGGAAAATCTCATTGTAAAGCTATAGAATACGCAATAGAAAATAATATGGATGAAATTTTAGTTACTGAAGATGATATTATTTTTAATAAAAATTTTAAAGAAAACTTTAAAAAATGTTATGAAAATTTACCAAAGGACTGGGATATTATGCTTGGAGGTGTTAGTGTTTCTGGGAATTGTGAAAAAGTAAATAAGTATTTAGTAAAAATGGGTTTTTTCACAGGACTTCACTTTATTATTTATAGAAAGTCTTGTTATGAAAAAGTTTTAGATTGGAAAAATAAAAGAAAAAGTTCTTCTGGACTTAGAAGACTTAATAGAACTAATGGAGAAGAATATCTTCACGTAGATAGGTATATAGGAGGTCTTTCTTCTAGAGGAGAACTTAACATTTATTGTGCTAGACATTTTTTAGTGGATACTTATAACTGTTTTTCTGATGTTAGAAATAGACTTACTGATGATAATACATTATTTAACAGAGCAAAAGAAACAGTTTTAAAAGCAAAGTAATTTTGTAATTTTAGATTACAAAATTAAAAATCTTCATCTTCAGGAGCTGCTAAAGGGTCGCCATTAGATTCCCCTGATATAGCAGTTTCTGGATTAAATTTTCTATAACTTCCAACAACATTTCTTTCATAAAAATTAGTTTTTTGGGAAAGATTAATATCTTCCATCCATTTTAGTTCTACTTTTGTATCATAGATTGCTTCTAAACCACAAAGAACCGCGACTTGGTCTCCTAGCATTTCAATATATTTTTCCAAATTTTCAATAGTCATTCCTGCGTCTCTGTCAGTTTCTTCATTAATAATGGGTTCTCGTAAAAGATAACGAGTGTGTTCTTTTTCTAATGCGACACCAGAAGTAATAATTTCTCTAGCTCTTTCCAACTCTTCTGGCTTCAAAGATCTTTTTGCTTCAGAAGCTTTTTCGTCCCTGTGAATACTTTCATCTTTTGAAATTTGCTCATTAGATTCAATAAAATCTTTGAACTTGTTCAATCTTTTAAAGTAGAAAATAATAGAGAAAAGTCCAACAAAAAAGACACCTTCCCCTACAGCGCATCCAACATTTCGAAGCGCCTTACTCTCTTGTGATTCAATAAAATTTTTAATCCAAAGTGCCTTATTTTTCACACAAGGAAGATTTTCACACATATCAAACATCTCTTGGTGCTCTTCTCTTGGAACAATTGTTAAAGCGGCCTTGCTATAAGTTTCAGCGTGAGTGTTTTCAATCTTTAATTGCATCGATAAAAACATAACTTTAGGCCAATTTTTTTCTTCAATAGCCTCCTGGATTAAAACAACAATGTCTTCTGAAATTAAACCATCTCCGATTAAAAAGAAACCAAAAATATCTTTTAAAAGTTCTTTAATTCTGGAATTAGACTCCATGTAATCGTCTCTATCCTTGGTAAATCTGAACTCTTCTGAACTCCAATCGCATGCTTCTTGACGCTTGTAAAATTCCCAGGAAACTGGGTCTCTTTCTGTATGGAGAAGATATTTTGAAAATTGACTTGACATTTTAATAATTTATATTTTAGAATATTTTTTATTTTTTCAAAAATAAAAAAATTATTTTTGAAATATAATTGGTTTTAGACCAAGTTCGAGCATTCCTTTGATGGCAATTTCTTCTGATTTTATAATATCAGAATAATTTTTATATACCGCAGGGTAGTATTCTTCTCTGGTTATAAGGTAAGGTTTTTTGGCTCCAGGCAATGTTATCCCATTTATACCAGAAAAATAACCTACCTCTGCTAAATCTCGAGCCACAATAACTATTTTTTCTTTGAGGATTTTTTTCTTTTCCGATACTTTCTTTAAAAATTCTGGTGTTATAATATAATTTTTTCTCCAATAACAACCCGCAAATAAAAAACACGATTTTTTATAATCGTTTAATCCGTGAATACTCTTTTGGGTTTTTTCTTTCAGCTCTTCAAATCTTTTACTGACAGATTCTTTCATTTTTCCAAATTATAATAAAAAATCTTTATTATAATTTTCATTTTCAGGAATATTTAAAAATGAAAAAAGAAATAGAATAAAATATAAAAAATTTTAAATATGGGTAACAAAAATTCTCTTCCTAATTATGAAGAAATAGAATATTTTTATGAAGAACCAGAAACACAAGACCCTTGTGCCCTAGATATATTACGAGACAAATTTGAAAGTATTGTTAGTTTATCAAATCTCACACCTCCTGCAATTGAAGCAAAAATTTTTAATTTAATAGTTTCAGCGAAAACTTATGGATTAATAATTCCTGTAAAAAAAATATCTTACACAGAATTTATGGAATTAAAAGAACAGGAAAAAATAGAATTTAATCGATTTAATCTAGAAATTATATCTGATTGGATTGGAGGATGTTGGATAGAATCTTAAATTTTTATTTAAATTTAAATAAAAAATAATATAAAATGGAAAATC